CCCTTGTATGGCACAAATTTAGGTATGCCAAAACCGACGATCTCCTTGCCTTCTCCATACGATCTGACCTTGACCATAACCATGCCACCATTGCGTTGATCGCCTGTCCCAGACGTATTGCCTTCAATGGTCAAACATGTCTTTGTGTCAATAAGTCCGACAACAATGCCAATGTGTGAAATGCGATCTACGCCGTCATGTGGAAAGTCCATGAAAGCCAAGTAGCCAAGCTGAGGCATAGTTGACCAGCGTTGCATTTCCTTAAATTTATGTGCCCCAACAGCTGTGCCAACAACGCTGTGGATTTTGACGCCAGCTTGATTTGCACACCAATTGACAAATGAACCGCACCACGGCAAACCGTCTGCCTTTGTAAATTTGCCGTACTTTGTAAGGTTGTCGCCTTCCTCAATTGTTCCAACCTCAGCAGCTGCAACCTCGATCAGTCGGGCATTTGTGCCCTGCGGATAGGTCATGGCTTAGTTGGGAATTCCGCGTCGTCTGCCAAACCGCCCTGAGCTGGTAAATCGCGCAACGCTTGACGATAAGCAGCCCACACTACTTTGTCAGTTGGCGCGTCTGTGTGCATTGTCCAGTCTGACGCGGCAAGTTGCGCGTTACGCCATAACTTGATTTGTTCCCACTTTTGCTCGTTTGTTGCGTCTGGATAAAAAGGATTAAATGTAAATGTCATTTTATGCCACCTGATAAGTTAGATTTACTTCGATTTTGTCATTTGTTGCCCAAGTAAATGGACCTGTTGCACTTAGTCCGTTCCAAGCAGCAGTCAAATTTTGGATTGGATAAACGGTCGAACCACCTGAGATGTAACAACCACCTGAAAAATCACCTACACCATTATCTTCGTAATGCGCAAGACCAAAAATCAAACCTGTTGAATTTGCATTAAAAGGCAATGTAAAGTAAGGATAAGCACCAGTAATTGCTGTTGTTGAACCAAACACCAAACGCCAATAAATAGTGATTTGCTTACCTACACGGACATAACGAGAAGTTACTGTGCCGTTGCCGATTGTAAAATTGCTATAAGTTGGTGTCCATGTGCCTGTGCCGTCCGTCCACTCTAAGCCAGTAGCAGCAGCAGAATTGGCGCGAATAAAAGTATCGTTTGCGCCCACGGCAAGGCGTGCTGGTGTGTCATTTGCACTAGCTGCAATTAGATCGCCCTTAGCGTCCACAATTGAGTTTTGGATCGCGTTAGCATCATCTGATGTGACCCACTTAAAGTCCATGTCGGTGTTGCTATTTTTGGCTAACACTTGATCGGTTGTGCCGCCTTTGAGATCAGCTAGTGATGTGTCAACAGCTTGTCCAAAGACCTCAAAATCGGCTGGCAGGTCTGTTACTAAATCCGTCGAGGTTGGCATTTGCCAGCCAAAATTGCTTGTCGGGTTTGTCATTGTGTCTCCTTATCAGACCACTATTGTCGCACGCGCCCAGTCGAGTGTTGGCGACACGCCCGACCAAGTAAATGCAGCTGAGATTTCGTCCCATTGCAAAGCCTGCAATGAGTAAGCCGTTGGTGAAATGTTAAGAGTGATCGAAAGTTGGTTGTATGACGCCTGAAATGACCAGCCCTCAACAAAGCCCTGAAAAATACCGCCCATGTTTGCTGGCAGGTCATTGATTGCCAATGCCTCGCCCATAAACACGCCAATGAGGTTGTCGCGGTCGCTGTCGTCTAGCTCTGGGTTTGTCAGGTCAAACGTAATCTCACTAAAGATTGCCTGCGGTGTTTTACGCAATTCTAAATAGAAATTTGCCTGTTGAGTCGCATCAGCTGAGTTGTGCAAGGTTGTTGAAATGATCTGGGACAACGTGCCGTATTGCAAAATCGAGTCTGCGTCGCTGGCACTTTGCTCTGCACTGCTGGTTGCACCGTATTGGATAGTCAGGTTATTGCGTACGTCGCCTGCTCTGGTTTCAACGCGCAAACCAGCTGCGCGTGCTTGGTTGGCTGTTAATTGCACATAGCCATTGTTTGACAAGTACAAACTGCGGTGTGTACTGCTGGCATAGCTAATGCGTCCAAATGCGTCCTCGTAAATGTAACCAAGACCTGACGTTGCTAGTGCAGATACCAATGAATAAACGTCTGTGCGACTATTGCCACGCGCAGCTAACTCATAATCACCAGGGCGGTCGATCTCACCTAAACCAACGTTTTCCGCTGTTGCCCATGTTGTCGTTGGGTCGTACGTTGCCCACGTCAAAGCTGCTGGCACTTCCGCCCAAGTATTAAGCAATAGGTCTGACAAGATTGTGTAAATCTGATCGCCGTCAAAATCTTTAGACAGCACGCCATTTGTCAACGCCTTTGGCAAACGAGACAACGCGCCAAGTGCTGTGATGCTGTATGTCTGGGTGAACATTGTGCTGCCTACGTCGCGAACCTCAACAGCAATGTCAACGACTGTCCCACCAAAGATTGGGACGTATGTGCTTGATGTGTCTTGCACCTGCACTGAAATGGTGCTGTTGATGTTGACAGGTATGGTCGCCTGATTAACGTCTAGCAGTTGCAAATTGACGTAACCTGCTTGGGCTTGCTCGTAAATGTTTGTGCGACCTGACCTGATTGTTAGGTTAGCCAAAACGGCGTCAGTGTAAGAAACGCCGTCGATCTCTACCAGCCAAACTGGCGTCCACTGGGTCATGCTATTTGCAGGTTACTTGCGCCGCCTGTGCCGCGATAGTAGCTGTTGTTTAATGTGTCAACGATTGTGCGTGCTGTGCCTTCCTTATCAAACGCCCCAGTCACGGTCAGGTTGATTGTTGTACCTGCGCGGTCGTTTTCCTCGCCCATACGGAAACGTCCAGCATCAAATGAACCAATGCCACCAGTCGTCGCAGCGGCAGCGGTTGCAGCCACTTTTGCAGCTGTTGAAACACCGCCACCGCTTGACGTGGTCGTTGCGCCACCGCCTGACGGTGCTGAAATCTTTGGAATAGTCGTCGCTATTGTTGGCACTGTTGGTGTCTTAATTGTAGGCACGCTAACCGTCGGTGTTGAAATCTTGCTGACGTTTGGCAAAAACGGTATTGCGTTATAGGCAGAAATTAAAGCATTGATACCTGCAACAGCACCTGAAATTAAGCCGTTGAGAATTTTGACAACACCAGCAATGACGTCAATAACACCGCCTGCGATTTTGCCTGCTACCTGTAACGCACCGCCCAAAACTGTGCCTATGACTGGTGCAACATAGGTTGCGATCAATGCCCCAAATTCCTTGAAAGTGTCAAGGTTGTTACCGATTGCATCTCGAACATACCCAAATGCTTTAATCATGCCATTGATAATTGGCGTAAATACGCTGGTGATAATGTTGCCAAGTGTTGTGATAACACCGCCAAGACCATTGCCGTTAAGGCTAAAAGCACCGCTAAATGCGTTGATGATTGGCAAAGCGTTGTTGTTAATAAAGCCCATAAGTTTTTCAAGGATTGGCAATAGTGCAAACCCAATTGTTTCCTTAGCTTCATCAAATGCAATTTGCATGCGAGCAATGCGCCCTGCGTAAGTGTCAGCATTACGAGCTGCTGCGCCGCCAAACAGGTCTGACAATTTGCCTTGCACCTGTGTAAAATTCATGGTCTTTAATTCGGCAGCTGATAAGCCAATGCCTAGTTTGCCCAGTGATGCTGTATTGCCGTCATAAGCCTTGCCCAAAGCATTTGCGACGCTTTCCAGCGGTTTGCCTGTGGCTGCGCTGATGTCTAAAGCTGTGGCAAGTAGTTGCTGTGCCTTTTCTGTATCTGAGGTTGATCTGACCAACCGTCCCAAAGCTGGGCGCAGCTCATCATCTGCCACACCAGTTGCCAAAGACATTTGCAAGATTGATTGCTCAGTGGCAGCAATTTGTGCCTTTGTAGCCCCTGTGGCGTTTTCTAAGGCGACAGCAAGCTGCGTCTGTGCCTTCTCGTCCTCGATTGCAGCCTTGACGCCTTCAACGCCAATCTTGATTGCATAAGCACCAGCGGCAGCGGCAGCAGCTGCAAAAGCTGCGCCAACCATTTTGCCAACCTTGCCCATTTTGTCGCCAAAAGTGTCAACGTCCTTGCTGGCTGCCTTAAGCGATTTGTTGAGGTTGTCAACGTCTCCAAGTATGGAGAGTTTAAGAGTACGACTTAAACCAGCCACTATGCGTACCTCTTAACTATTTTGCCAAAAGCTTCTTCCCATTTTTTTACAATGTCTGGTTGCACTGATCTGAGTGTTGGGTAAATGAACCAACCGCGTGAACCTCCACGGCTTTCTTTACCTGACCATACTGGAAATTGCTTGTATTTGTTCGACCCAAACTCATAGCCGCCCCAAACTTGTTGAGTCGTACCGCCACCGCTTAATTTTTGACGCGCAAAACCGTAACCGATCTCACCAATTTTGGAGGATTTGCGCACTGATGCGCCCTCAGCAATTATTCTTGATGCGCGGTTGTTGCGCTGACCAGCTGTGGCAATAACCTTTTGTTTGACAAATTCTGCAAGCTCTGAAGTGACTTCTTTGGCTTGGTCTGTTGCTTCCTCGTCCATAGCCTTAAAAGATCGAACAATGGCGCGCAGCTCAGCTTTGTCGTAGCTGATTGCATCTTTAGCCATTTGCTCGCCTTTCCAAAATCTCAATGACGGTAAGTATGTCCTCGGCTGTCTCAAAAACATCTGGGTGTAGCCCTGTCGCCAGAGCTACCTCCCAAACTATTCTGCTAAGGCTTCCGACGGCGTAGCTTTTGGGTTTGCCTCACCTACGATTACCTCAGCAATACCTTCTGTCCAAATGTCGATCGGCT